CATAATTGTCAACCAATGACTGATGAATTACATAAAAATTATTGTGGTGAAGGAAACTTTATACTTGAAGTTAGAGGTGGAACTTGTAAAAAATTAGATATAAAAAAAGGGGATGTTGTAACATTCCCCCTTTAATCTTAACCTTTCATTACTTTCTTTATCAAGTTTCTAAAATAGTTTTCGTTTACATCTTCACTCTTTTCAGCATTGATTTTGTCTCTAAGGATTTGAACAAATTCGTCTTTAATACCCTTAATAAATTCAGTTGTTTTATAAGGTCCGAATCCACCACCCAAAGCAGATACTTGGAAATTGGTTATACATTTATGTCCACCACTATTATTCTTAATTACATCATACGCTGTTGTATATACAGAATCTAATACTGATAGTTCAAATTCACTCAATTCAACATATGGTTTGCTCATAATTTTATTAACCATTTTTTTCCATTCTTCCAAACCTTTTTCATAGTCAGGATATTTCTTGGATAAGAAGTTTTCAAATTTTCTTGGTATTTCATTATATCCTTCAATTGCATCACCATAAAAAGCTAATAAATCTTTTGCTGTAAATCCAACACTTTCACCAGGTACAAATTTTTTACTAGTCTCAGCAACCTTTTTTAATCTACCCGCAGTTATTGAAATATCACTTAACTCTGATTTATGATTTTCTAATATACCTCTATTAATCTCCCCCAAATCAATTCCCTTTAATCCTCTTTGTTCTTTAAATGGATTACAAGAAACTTGTAAAAGTCCAACAGAACCCCAAGTAATTACTTGGAAATCTGCATCAGGATGTAATTTGAAACTTACATATCTATCGTAAGAACCTGGTTTAATCATGCTTCCACCGCCATCTTTAATAATGATACCATCCTCATAAGATTTTTTGGGATAATTTTTCATCTGTTCGATGTACTTCTCTCTATTAATCTGTAATTCTTCAACTCCAGCCCAACCCTCTTCTTTCATTATTTGTCTAATCTTATTGAAGATACTAGTTAAAGATGGTTCACATTCCATTACCAATCTATCTAAGAACCCTGGTTTGTTTTTGAATGCTAACAATAATTTGTTTGTCACCAAACCCATTAACATTTTGTTTCTTTCAACAGGTAATCCCTTATCGATTTTCATAATGTAATTATTAACTTCATCTACGGTAACACCCATAGCTCTGAAGTTAGCAGAATCTACTGTTGATATAATTTTAATGTCTTCAGGTGGAAATAAATCTCTTGGGGATAATGTTCCTGAAATAGTTTCAACATTTGACCTTGCACTTCTGAAACTTGTTGATGTATCACCCTCAACACCAGCTTGAGCGTCATGGTGGTCAGTGTGAATTAAGAACATTGGTTTTCCGTGAGCGAAATCGACCAATACTGGCATAACTCCACCACTAGCTTCAGGTTTCTTTATTGCCCATTCTTGGTCACCATATTGGATAATTTCAGCATCAACAACTTCAATACCATAACTCTCCAAGTATTTTTTCATTGCCAGTGCACTAGTAACACCATCAAGGTCTTGATGAAAATATATCTTAGCCTTTTTATATCTTTTAGAGATATCATTAATTTCTCTTAAACCACTTTCTTTTAATAATCTTTTCATTATAAATTTTAATTTTCTATAAATATTAACAGAAACAAAAAAGGAGCTTTATTCAGCTCCTTCTTCAAATTCAAATTTAAATTGTCTCTTCTGTTCGTAAAATGGTTTAATTCGTTTCATCGCAACATCACAATAATTCTCACTCAATTCAATACCTATCCATCTTCTATCTAATATTTCAGCTGCAACACAAGTTGTACCACTACCATTAAATGGGTCTAAAATAACATCATTTTTATATGACAATATCTTGATAGCTTTCGTTGGGATATCTAGACTAAACGTGGCTTTCGTTAGTGATTTGGTATCGGCAAAATAATTCCATTGTCCAAATACCAATTCCATAAATTCTTTCTTATCTTCATCAGCATAAGTCATTTTGGTTTTACCATCTTCCTGAACGACTGGTGTTCCTATCCATTGTGGTTCACCTTTAACTTTCTTAATATGTTGTTTCTTATATGCTAGAATAACACATTCTTTTGGGTTATAAATATATGGCGAACTAGGACTCATCCAACTACCCCAAGCAGTTGTTTTACTTCTATGTGGTGAATCTTCTTCCAAATCAACAATTCCAAAAAATTTGAACCCGATTTCTTTCATAACCTGATATACTTCAGATACAAAAAATATTCTTCCACCTTTTGCTTGTCTATTGATTTCATAAGGAATGTTTAAAGCAATTCTTCCATCATCTTTAAGAACTCGATACACTTCAGTTAACCAGTTTTTTGAAAACTCCAAATACTCACTGATTTCCATATCATCATTATGAGTATCATATTGAATGTTGACTCCATATGGAGGTGATGTACAAACTAAATCGACACTACCTTCAGGCATTGTCTTCATTACTTCAACACAATCCCCATTAATAATTTTACTTACAAATTGTTCTATATTATTTTCCATTTTAATTTTTTACACTTTTATTCAAACACTTCAACTTTAGCATAAATCTCTTTCAATTCAGTCCAGTTACCTTTATAAGTGGTTGCTTTAACTGGCCTATTGTCAATCCAATGATAGATTTGTCCATCTTTACATCTTGGTTTATCCATAATTAATCCGTGGAATTTGAAACCTTTTAATCTTAACCAATCTTCGGTAACATGTCTATCTTTCGACTCTCTTGCAGTAAAAAAAGTTATAATGTTTCCTTCATCATACCACTTATTTAATAGTAATCTACTTTCTTCAAAGTGTAATGCAAATGGAAATAAATGAGAATCCTCATTGTTTATATCCTCACATACAGTTCCATCAATATCAATCAAAAAAATCTTATTCATAATTCTTCCAAAGGGTTTCAGTTTTAGTTTTAGGTTTGAAGTTGCCATCTATTGTTTTGACTTCAAATTGTATTTTGGTAAATCCATTGTTTGTTAATTTGTCATATAGTTCACAATCATATCCACTTATTAATATTTTCGCATTTGAATCTATTACACTATCTACAAATTCATTTTGTTGTATGTCGTCCATATCAACTTTGTACCTAGCACTAGTTCTTGTGGACTGATGATATGGAGGGTCGGCGTATATCAAACAATTGGGTTTATCTTTATATTTTTCAATAAGTTTAACCCCATCCATATTGCTTATCATTACTTTTGATAATCTTTGATGTAGTTCAGGTAATCTATCAATACAACTTAAATAATCAGATGTTGCTTTTGACATCTTTCTTCTTATACTTGAATTCATTGAGAATCCCCCGATTCCATTATGTGATGTTCGATTAACATAAAAGAAATAAAATGCTCTGTCAACTAATGATAATTCATTTTTGAGTTCAGATTTGTATTCATTTCTCAAATCCTCGGAGTATAAAGATAAATCACATTTATGTTTAAACTCTTCAAACATTTCTTTATCACCGATTACTTTATACAATGAATAAACATTTTGTTCCAAGTCATTATAAACTTCTACTGAAACTTCAGGTTTTTGTAATCCAACAATATAAGTTCCTCCATAAGGTTCAACATAAATGTCATAAGGTTCGGTGGGGAATTGTTCAATTATTTTATTGTAAAAACCTCCCTTACTTCCAAAGTATCTTATCGGTGCGTTCATTTATTTTCTAATGTTTCAATATGATGTTGAAGATACCACAATGCTTTCTTTAAATCTTCCAGTTCTTTACTAGCGTCTTTCTTTCCTGCTCTACTAATATATTTTACAGTATTACCCAAAGCAAATCCTAGTTGCCAAGCATCTATTACTTTTATTGCTTCGTAAACATTTGATTCCCCGCCATAATGGTCAGGATGATTTACACTTTCTTTTTTTTCCCAAGTTCTCATTAAGGTCTCCATTTTTGATAAGTTTTTTTATTGTCTTTAATTTTTTCTACTACATTAGATTCGTCTTCGATTAATTTCTGTAAGATTTCATCCAATAGATGATTTCCTTTTTCTTTTTCCAAAAGGTAATGAGATAGTTGGACAATTGTTGTTTCTTTCCAACCTTTTCCGTTAGATAGTGTGACTCTGATTTTTAAGTTTTCCATATGAGTATTTGATTTTATAAATAAAAAAAGGTTCTAACTTTTGTCAGAACCTTTTTAAATCATATATTAT